GTGCTGAATTTGAGGCACTAAACCCTGTCAGGCGCATGGAATTTGTGAAGTCTGGCGGTGAAATCCTAAACTGATGAAAGGTAATTAAACATGGCTGAGAATACTATCTCCTCAATCGTCCCCGATATTTACGAAGCCCTTGATGTGGTTTCTCGTGAATTGACTGGATTAATCCCTGCTGTAACTATGAATGCTAGTGCCGAACGCGCTGGTATCAACCAAAACATCGTTGTTGATGTTGAACCTGCTGGCAACGTGTCTAACATTACACCTGCGATGACTGTTCCTGATCCAACTGGTCAGACTTCAGGCAGCACTGTAATTCAGATCACGAAGTCACGAGCTGCTGAGTTTGGGTTCATTGGCGACGATCAGAAGAAACTGAACACTGGTCCTGGCTACTTGAGCGTCCGAGCAAATAAAATTGCTCAGGCAATCCGAGCTGTTGCTAACGAAGTCGAATCTGATTTGGCTGGCTTACAATCTACGTTCTCACGAGCATACGGCACCGCTGGCACTACGCCATTCGGTACTGCTAATGATTACACCGATGCTTCTAACGTCCTCAAGATCTTGAAAGACAACGGAAGCCCTCAGAGTGATAACCAGTTGGTTATTAACACTGCTGCTGGTGCTAACTTCATTGGTAAGCAATCAGCGGTGAACTCTGCTGGTACTGACTCAATGCTCCGACAAGGTGTGTTGCTTGATTTGGCTGGTATGCCTTTGCGCGAATCTGCCCAAATTAACGACCACACTGCTGGATCGGGTTCAAGCGCAACTACTGATGACGCAGGTTATGCTGTAGGCGCTACCGTGTTGACCTTGGCCTCTGCTGGTACTGGCACACTGTTAGCTGGTGACGTTGTCACTTTTGCTGGCGACAGCAATAGCTACGTTGTCGTTTCTGGTGATGCAGACGTATCAGGCGGCGGGACGATCACCTTGGCTGCTCCAGGATTGCGCGTTGCTATGAGCGCGGCAACTAAAGCAATTACAGTTGTTGCTTCTAGTGCTCGTAACATGGCTTTCAACCGATCTGCCCTCGTCCTCGCTGCTCGTGCTCCTGCTCGACCAGAAGAAGGCGACATGGCTGAAGACGTGATTGTTATCACTGATCCGCGCTCAGGTTTGAGCATGGAATTCGCCATGTATAAAGGCTATAGAAAAGTACGTTATGAAGTTGGTTTGGCTTGGGGTGTTAAAAACATCAAGCCCGAGCACACTGCATTACTGCTTGGCTAAAACCTCTGAGATGGGCTGCCTCGTTTGGGGTGGCCCTATCAGTTTAGGAGTGAAGGATGTCGGTAGTTGAAACAGTGATTGTGGTTCGTAAAGACCACCCAAACGGTAAAGTAGAAATAAACAAATCAGATCTGACTGACAAAGATGTTATTTGGTCAGATAAGCCAGCGCCTAAAGTATCCAAAAAGGCTAAGTAATGTCGGCACAAGGCATCAGGTTATCGACTTCTGCTAAGGCAGATACCTCGCATGAACTGGTGACCAGGGTTGACAGATTACCCGTTGACTCGATCAACAATGATATAGCGCGCGGCAAAGTACCCAACGCCATACCCTTCAATTCATTTGGACAAAGGGTTTTTAGCGGGTCTGTAACCGATCAAATGGTCTGGTCAAACGGCGGGTTTGTAGGCCCAGCGGTCGGCGGCGTTCAGATGTCAGTGGTAAGCACAAGCACTGATGACGCATCGGGCGGCACTGGGATAAGAATCATCCAAGTTCATTATTTGGACACTGAGTTCACTGAGAAGGTTGAGACGATAACGCTCAACGGTACAACCCCAGTAGTAATGTCGGCAACAGACGTTCATTTCATTAATACCTTGCACGTCGTCACTTTTGGATCTGGTAAGAAGGCAGCGGGAAGCATAACGGTTTACAATGGCGATAATGTATACGCCGAAATTCAGACTGGCAACAATATACAATTCTCGTCAGCTAAAATGGTGCCCAAAGGCAAAGTGTTTTATTTAGCTGGGGCGGTATCGGGAAGTTCAAGCGCAAGTTCAGACGCAAGAGTGACTGTTAAACTGGTCGCTAACATATACGATGAGATAATATTTGCTGACCCGTTCATCTTTTTGCCTTACGGGTTGATAGAGTTGCAAGACAGCACAGTGACATACAATTTTCCTATTCCAGCGTCATTCCCTGCTGGGGTGGTGGTGGGATTGTTAGCAACAACCGACAAGGCTTGTCTAGTGACTGGCTCATTGTACGGATGGATTGAGGACGCATAATGGCGACGATTATTGTTGAGACAGGCGCAGGGTTGACCAATTCAAACAGCTACGTTTCTGAGGCTGATCTTGCAACCTATGCAACAGACCGAGGCGTAACGGTAACAGGCACAGCAGCCGTTCTAATCATCCAAGCAATGGACTATTTAGAAAGCCGTCAATTTCTTGGCACTAAGTCAGACATCGACCAGGCGCTCCAATGGCCTCGTTTCGGGGTTGAAGTGGATGCGTACTACGTTGACTCAGACGAGATACCAACGCTGCTTAAACAGGCTGAAATGGAGATCTGTATCGCCATAGACGGCGGCGTTGATCCTTTGGCTAACTTAGGCCGTGAAACCAAACGAGAAAAAGTTGGTGATCTTGAGGCTGAGTATGCCGTTGGAGCAAGGCCAGACACTTACCTGACTGCTGCTGAGGCCAAATTGCGAAAGCTGTTAGTCAATCCTTATAAGGTGTATCGTGCCTGATTATGTAGCCCTAAAGGGTACGGCAACCAGCCTGATAACTCAGTTTGGTGCAACTGCCACGTTTACAAGGACTGGAAGCAGCACGTTTAATCCAGCGACGGGAACGTATAGCGGCGGCTCAACGGTTACTGTGACGGGTAAAGGCGCAAGATTAAACTTTACCAAAGGTGAGATAGACGGCGAAACAATCCAGCGGGATGACGTTAGGTTAGTCTTTCAGGCTGGTAATGGTGCGCCACAAATTGATGACAATTGCAGCTTTGACTCTGCGGATTATCGAGTCATGGATGTTCGGACGGTTTCACCATCTGGAACGGATGTATATTATGACGTTCAGCTTAGACATTAAGGAATTCGCAGAGAAGACCAAGCGAAACGTCAACGATGTAAAACAGGCCGTTGCGATAGATTTATTTGGGGCGATAATTAAAGGCAGTCCAGTTGATACGGGCAGGTTTAGAGGAAATTGGAACGCAAGCATTGGCTCCCCAGATTTATCAGCATCAAGCAACATGGACCCGTCTGGGCAAGGTAGCACGTCACAGATGGCGCAAACTATAGAAACATCAACGGTTGACGATACTTTATACATATCAAACAATTTGCCTTATGCTCAAAGGCTTGAATACGGGTGGAGTAAGCAAGCGCCGAGCGGAATGGTCAGGTTAAACATAACAAGATTCCAATCGGCAATTCAAAAGGCAATAGCGAAGCTACCTAAATGACGACAACATTCTCAGACATTAGCGCAGCATTAGACAGCCAGTTAAATACATTGGCTGGATCGTCACCTATTGCTTGGCCGAGCACAGTATTTAAACCCACAAAGTCAACGCTGTATTTACGGGGAACAAATTTACCCGCAGGAACAGAGCAAGCTGGCTTGGGATCAAACGGTTTAGACGAGCACCTTGGTATTTATCAGGTGGACGTTTTTGCGCCAGCGGGGAAAGGTAGAGGGCCAGCAGAAGTGAAAGCTGATGCTATTGCGGATCATTTCAAAAGAGGCACCGACTTGCTGTATAATGGAGTCACTGTGCGTTTGGGTAATGTTTCGCGCAATGCGGGAATAATAGACGATGACCGTTATGTCATCTCAGTTTCAATTAACTATTCGGCTCATGTAGCCCCAAGGTAAAATATTATGACTATTGCAACAGGCGCTCGGCATGATCTGACTTACATTGCTGAAGCAACTTACGGCACAACTCCATCAACTCCTGCATTAAAGGCTATTCGCCACACTGGGACGACGTTGGGACTTTCCAAAGACTCAATTGAATCTGAGGAGTTGAGAGAAGACCGCCAGATCGCCCATTATCGTCACGGCAACAAAAGCGTTTCTGGTGACGTGAATTTCGAGCTTTCTTACACTTCCTTTGATGACTTAATCGAAGCGGTAATGTGCGGAACTTGGACAGCTGACGGCGACCCCGAAGTATTGAAAGCTGGCACAACCGCAAGAACCTTTACGATTGAGCGAAAGCAAGCAGACATTACACAATTCTTGCGTTCTACAGGTTGCTCGTTTAATTCAATGAGCTTGTCTGTTGCGCCTAATTCAATGGTTACAGGGTCTTTTGGGGTTATCGGTAAAGATTTCACCCTAACTCAAACGGGAATAGCTGGCGCTTCATACCCAGCAGCGGCGACAACAGACCCATTTGACAGCTTCACAGGCGCTATTACGGTTGGCGGGACAGCAATTGCAGTCGTTACGGCGTTGGAGCTTAATATCGACAACGGCCTAGA